AGGGCCATTCACATGATGAAAGCTATATCCGAAGAATTAGGAATGCAAATAATCACCATTAGCGATGAACGGGCTGATAGGAATGATATAATAGAAGGGGCTGATAAGGTTTTTGAAGTGGGAATAAAAAATGGTAAGTCTATTATTGCTGAACTATAGAAAAAGGCCGGGCTGCCCCGGCCTATCTCTATTCATACCCACTTTCTAATTTATGGATATAGTGCATCAATTTATTGTACTGACCTTCCTTCATCTTGATATAATCAGTATTAGGAATCCTTTCCACCCAAATCCCGTTTGGAATCGGCGGCTTCACCGGCATCTGTTTTTGACACCCTATTAAAATGAGAATTACTCCACTCAACAGGATCAGAATCAATGGCATCTGATACTTCTTGATTCTTTTTGTTTTTGTAGATGGCCATTGCATTTTCATATAATCGACCGAGTAGTAAGAATAATTCAATTAGCTTGCCCATTATTTCGTTAGCTTATTTTTTGCTTTCACCCTAAAAATAATCCCGCCGATAATCCCGCCAAGAGTACCAATACCAGACACCAATACCAATGTATTATCAATAAGTGCCTGTTTGGTAGCTTCGTCAATGTCAATTCCGAACAATCCAGCAATAATACATCCCACTGCAATTACCAGAGACCAAATCGAACGAGACGCCCACCACTTCTTTTCACTATCCATAATCATCCTCCTATGTAATTATTTATCAGATATTCCAGGATTACACCTTGTCTATAATCATATTGAATATCCGGTTCTATTGTTTTTATTCCAACATTACTATCTTCAAATGGCACTTCAGCTTTGGTGCATAACCATTCTATGCGCCTATCATTGCGACGTATGTCCATGTGCCAGCCGGGGTTGTTCCACCATGGGTAAAAGCCCAAAGCCCCAATTTGCCTAAAACTCGTAAGGATTGTGTATTGCAAAGGCAAGGGCACCCCTACTATATGGAAGTCCACAGCCATTGCTTTTTCTTTGTAATGGTAGGACTTGGAACTATGGCCAGTATCATCCCACACCACATGCAAAATCATTTTCACGTCTGCTGGAGCGGGAACAACAATGGTGCATCGTTCTCTAATGGCATCACAAAGATGCGGTATTTCAGGGTGGACTTTGTTTGGGTCTTTTCTGAATTCTTTTTTGGTAAAATAATTTAGTGTCTTCCAAGATGTATTGCGCATAGTTTATCCTGGTTGGTTATTAGTGATTGCCTTTATATTGTTGACGCCACTCCAGAATCCTCAATCTGAGGGTTCTGTAATGTGATGTTATTGCCGTCCGTAACTGTATGCGCTGTTCCAAAATCAATTCCAGCAATTACAGTGCTTTCTCCATCCGTGGTATCATAAATGATACAGCCTGCCGAGGCATCAAAATCTCCGCCAGAGGGAGTAAAGATAATATTATCAAAGCTCGTTACAGCTTTATTTCCTGAATCGTCTTCAGTTTGAGTTGGGTTTGTCAAGGTGACTTGTGCGTAACTACCAGAAGTAGAAATCTCTTGGCTTGAAACATCGGCCCAAGTTGCGTGGGCGTCGGGATCAAAAACAAATGTGCCATTCATCAGGGCCGCTTTGATAGTATCGCTTGTTAAATCAATAGTCCCTTGCTGCTTCTTGTAAAGATAATGATTCGATGGTGTTGATGTTACTGCCATTTTAAAAACCTCCGTTTTATGTGTTCATAATTTTAAGAATTTGGTTTTTAGCGAAACCTAAAATAGATTGCACATTATCAATATCAACCGTGCATATAGCATGGTCGTATATAAAAGCAATTTCTATTTCCGATACAGTAAATGAATTCTCACTCTTTACTACTGGTATGGAGATGTTGTGAGATATGTTTGATATATCAAATGCGTTTGTTGTTTTTATAGCAGGCAAGCTCAATGAAATATCATGTGATACGCCGCTGATAGTAAATAAATTCTGTGAAGCTATTGAAGGCAATGAAGTTGAAAAGCTAGTTCCAATTGCGCTTATTTTAAATGTATTCTGAGACGATATAACAGGTAGATCAATAAATTTATCCATGCCTGCTATACCAGCAATAGAAAAGGAGCTAGTAGATTCTATAATAGGAATATCTATTGAAAAGCCAACATCAACATGGGAGACAGTGAAATTAGTAGTTGAAGTTATAGCAGGGCAATTTATTTGAAACGATATACTTGAAATAGAAAAGGAGCTAGTAGAATTTATAGTAGGGGTATGTATTGAAAATGATGTTTCAACCGATACATCATCACCATACCAGTAATTAGTGCCGTCTGTAGCTACTGCTCTATAGTATATTGTTGATGACATGATTTACCTTTCGTTATTTAATCTATAAATTCTATACTATAAAAAGTGGCCCAACGAGGATACGAAGTAGTATTTGTAAACTCAAAAACGAAAGTAGCGACTCCTGTAAGGGCTGAGACATCAATTTGTTTTCTAAATGTTTGTTTAGCACTCAGTTCATTGATGTATTCAACACCGTCAATATATAGCGTCACCATAGTGTCACTATAATTAACGTAATAATTAACGCCTAGAGTGTTAATGTCTGTAAAATCAATATCAATTTCTATAACAGCATCATCCGATGTTAATAACCCTCTATCACTTTCTTCAGAACCAACTGAAAAACCAGTTAATGTTGTAGTAAAATTATTCCAAAAATTTAATATATCTGAATCGTTCCATGTAGCATGAATGTAGTCTTCTATTATGTTAACTCCCATCTTAAGTATTTTCTCTTTAATTCCCGCACCTGTTGCGGCATATGATACTAAAAACCCAATACTTCCTGGTGAAGTTGTAATGTAATCTACACTATTTGGATCATCAAACTTAATCATTCTTGCCTTAGCTTGATAATAATATTGAGTATCAGCAGTTAATCCAGTTAAGTTATACGAATAACTACTCCCTGCTGTAAGTATGGCAGCATCTCCAACAGTTGAAATACGAGTAGCATCACTCAAGTCTGGTTGTTGACCGTACTCAAAAAAAGCACAAACACAATCAATATTATTTGTATCTAAAGTTGGGATTGTGCCGTTTAAGGTTATACTATTTGCACCTATATTTGTTGGGCTATCGGTTTGAACATCGTATATTGCAGCCATAATATCTCCTTAATTACTTGTTGTAGCAGACACGATACTGCCAGTTTTGAATAACGAAATAGTAGAAGCACTAACTATACTGCCAGTTTTGAATAACGAAGTAGTAGAAGCACTAACTATACTGCCAGTTTTGAACATTCTTACTGTAAAAATGTCTGCCGAAAAATCTTGTGGTACTGATGATAAGGTCTGAGCTTCAGTCTGATAATTATAGGATGTATCATCAAAACTCCACTCGAAATAGACATCAAGACTAGAATTGCCTTGAAGATCATTAAGTGTTCCATTAAGAGTAATTGACGTGTCAGCTATATTAGTTGGTTGATTTGTATCAACTGTCGTCATTATTTTACTCCTACGATATTTCTATGGTTACATAACTAGGATTAAAGAAAATTATATTACTCGCCAAAGCAACCCCAATAACTTGTACTATATTTCCAGAGCTACTTGGTTTAGAATCAGTTATTTGTCCAGCAGTCGCCCCCACATAAATATAGCTCCCGACTGAAAAGGACCAACTATCATTTCTAATTCTTCCCCAGAGTAAAACTTGTTTTCCAGCTCCGGTCCCTGTTTCAAGGGCCAGAGCCATACAAGGCATTGTAGATTGTCCTGTAGCGGCAACTTCTTCCATATTCCCATCGCCAGCTATATATAAAGCCGCTCCAAAACCAGTTGCATTAACATCTACTGTAAAAGTATCGACCACACCAACAGCATCTTGGTCTCCTAAAGAAAGATTAAGATCAATACGAGAAGAATAATCTATTTTCCAACTAGACCCATCATAGTATATTCGTGTGTTTTCGTCAACACACCAAATAGAAAAACCTTCTATTGGGGTAAGGAAGTGCCATGCGCCAGAATAATAATGGGCAATATTTCCCAATGCCGCAAGACTCCAATATCCAGAAACATCATCAACTATATAAGTATCTCCTTCATTCGGAGAAGTTGGCGCACCACTGTTAGTCCTGGATAATACTCGTGTTAAAAGACCTTCTATCAAAGCAAGGGCTTCATTATGGGTGATATACTTTCCACTTTGATTTTCTACTATCTCTGGTAATGAAAATAATGGTGTACCCATTGAAATACTCCTATGTAATCCATTCAGCATAAAAAGATTTAATCGCGCCTCTAACAATCATTCCATTCATATCAGCAACAGCCCGAAAAAAGATAGTCCCTTGGTGAATATAATCAGGCGCTACAGGTTTTAAAACGCCCCAGGATTGGCGAAATTGCCCTGTAGATGTTACAGTGAATGTACTGGTTTTAGAAGATTCAGTTTCAAGATCCAGACCATATCCCGAATCACCCGTATGTGGCAAGTTTTCTGGGTCCAGTGCGTATTCAAAATAAATATCAACAGCACTTGCACCAGTCATGTCTAAAAGCGTTCCATACATATCATAACAGGCACTAGACCCGCCACAACTGTCATTACTGTGTTCGCCATAATCTGTTTGTAATGATACAAAGAATAAAACAGGACCACTAAAAGAACCCGGCCAACCACGTCCGATAACAGTGCTCATCTGGTATATGTCCACATTTATAGTACCAATAAGTGTGCCGAAGTCTGTAATTTGATCTTCATTAGTGTAGGTTACTTGATTTGTGAAGGAAGTTAGTGTTCGAACAATATTGCCACTGCTATCCTTAATATCTATTTCATAATTTTCTTGCTCCTCAAGCAACGGAACTTCTCCAGCGGCCCAACTTTCTTCTGCGCGGGAACGGCGCAACCAAGAAATAATTACATCACCTCCCATTTTGTATGCAAATATATGAACAGGACTCCACGGCTTTAATGGAAGTCCTTTAGATTTCCAATGAAAACCAAAATCGGTTGTAAGCACCATTCCAAGAGTAACAAGTCGATAATTTCGCGATATATTGATTTTATCATTGGGCATATTTACATAAATCAACGAATCAAAACCCAAAGCAACTAACATATTTTTTGATGATTTAATATGATGCTCTGTTCCTCGCAGCCCTCGTAATAAACCAGACAAGGTATAGGAACCATTTCCATTATCTGTAACATTTCTGAATGATATAATTTCCCATCCATTGGTTTCACTTCCTATCGCACAAGCATTATACCCATTGAGTACGTTTTCTTTAGTTGCAGAATAAAGCTCTTTGCCATTCAATGTACTCACTGTAATAGTTGTTTGTTCGTCCCATCGAGTGTGGGGAATTGAAGAGATATTTTCAAATGTGCTATAGTCTGTAACTTCACCGACAAATGGTTGTTTGAATACTGAAGCTATTGTAGTCCAACTATCCCCTTCATCGTTTGTTACATATAATTGAGCCCCCGGCCAACCTGAACTATCACCAAGAGTAAACGGAGCAATGTAAAATCCACCAGAATTGTTAGCTCCCGATAGTGACGGTAGGTTCATAGAAACATGTGATGTAGGTATATAACTAGGAATTTCTTGTTGTGGTATATATATGGGATCTGCTACGGCTGTAGACTCAAATGTGGTAGCATCTGCTGAGACACCTTTAATCTGCAATATACCTGGAAAATGTACTGATATTTCAGTTATCAATACTTTATATCCGGCGGCTTTTATTGTCGTGCCGGGCAATAAATCAATATGCTCTATTGATGTAATAAATTCATATTCTGTGCTTCGCAACCAAACCTTTGTTAGCATATTCTCTGCAATTCGCAGAGCTTGTGAAGCAGTAAGGACCAAAGGTATTTTTATATTCTTCGTCCTTTCTTCGGTTGTAATAGAACGACCTGCGGATTGCGCTGCGACTTGATAATCCAAATCACTGTTTTGATATTGTACAATTATCTTGGTAGGGATTTGTTCTTGATAAGATTTAGTAGCAACAATCGAAGGGGGCATAGAAGCCCCTTTTTCATGAGCTGCTAGTTCATCCTCATTTAATATTCGTGACACTGAATCAGACTCCATCTTACTATAAGGAATACATTTCAACTGCCCTTCGGATTCCGTAAGAGTGAAATCGTATGCTTGCATGAGTGGGTTAATGGCTTTTTCTAATGTCATTGGTTGTGTTACTGCAAATCCTGTTATATCAATGTCTTCGAGTTCACTGGTATCATACTCTGTGGATTCGAAACCAGCAGACGAAAATAAATGTGCTAATATAGAATGTAACGAAGCAGGAGACTCTTCTCCTGAATTAAATACTGTGACAGTTTTCAACTCCCCCGAAATTCCCTTGAAAAACCCTATATCAGCATCATTAAATGTAGAAGGGTAGCTAGAATAATCAGCATAGCACGCTATTAGTTCTTGTTCCGGAAACCCATTTGAAACCCCTATGTACCATAGCATATCACTGCCACCCAACGATCCCGGCATATTTATTACGGATTGTGCTTGCGAATCATTTTTATTAAAAACATAGATATTGCTGTGATTTCGTTGACTAACGTATATTTGATTATTGTATATAAAAATACTCTGCGCCGCAAAATTGTAACTCGTACTTGGATTGGGATATGTTTTCATTTCTTGGGTGCCATATTGAAGATTCATATCCCAATCCAGACTTAGCCTTATATACCCGATTTTAAAACTAGAGGTACCATTCCATCCATATCTGTATAGCAATACAAAATAAGCATCCCCATTGATACTACCTATGGCGACGTCTTGCACCCTCCAGTCTGAGTGTACGCCTTCTTCCATATAAACTGGTGCAAGATTATATATATTTCCATACTTTTCTATCGTATGATAAGGGTGCATAACCCCATCTATCCAAATGCCGATTTTCGTGGACATCTTACTTTCTTTTGTAAATAAATCAACAGCCCCAACATAACCACTGGAATTGTAGAATAAAGCTATTGGAGAGGAGCCATCCACACGAACCTGCACATTCGGGGCACCTTCAACATTAACTGGGAACACTCCACTTAAAATATCTAGATGACTGACCAACTCGCCTACATTAAAATTTTTCACTGGTTCCAGATTAGCATTATAGAATGTACCAGAAGCACCATGAAGAACCAAATGATTTCTCCAAGTTGAAATATGCTGGGGAGAGGTTCCAATATCTTTAGTGAAGCTGATTTCTTCAAAAGAAGTAGCTACTTCTACCTCAATGTTCGGGATCTTATTTCCAAAATCTTTCAATTCTAAATCTTCAAAAACAATATAAGCGGTATCCCGATACCCGGAAACATTTCCAATTCCTTCATATCCTTCTATAACCGGATCTGGTTCCTGATCCGCTGTTCCTTGGTAAATAGTTATAGAATTAGCTTTTTCCTGGGAGTTAAGGACATCAGAAAATGAAGCATTCGCGCTTTTGTTGAACATCAGTTTACCATCACACCATATCCTTCGAACACCAACAATCGGCCCCTGACATAAACCCACAGCTATGCTGACTGTATATGTGTACGTCGTGGTTGTAGTGGATGAGCTTCCACCGCCCTTGCCTTTACCGCCCCCTGATATATTATGGGTTTCTCGATGCTCATGCTCTTCTATTCCACTAGCCCAAATTACATTTCCTGCAATTCGCATCGATCCATACACAATAGGAATCGACTGGCCGTATGAGGAGGATTGGCATGTTAGATCAGCTAGGCGCGGCCCATCAATCGAAGTTTCCGTTTCCGGCCCTTCTAACAAAAATCGGCTTGCCATCATTCCCACAGACCAACCGACAGAAATTCCTGTCATGATTGCGGCTTCAGCCGCAGCCGCAGTCATTCCACCAAGAACAGCACCAGCCGTAGCAATAGCAATAGAAGCCATTAGTCAATTATCCCTGGAATTTCATATGCTTTGAAAATTTTTGACCGCCAAACATTGGCAAACCGATGTTCCACCACCTTTCCTACTTTAATATGCGAATGCAACAGCCCAAAACTTTCATTGCTATAAGGCGTTAGTATTGCAACATGACGTGGAGCCATATCAAATTTGAATAGTAATATATCTGCTATCTTTATATCTTCAATAGGCTTACTAATTAAGAAAGTATCTAGAGTATGCATAAGCTCTAAATCAGGATTATTAAAAGTGTAATCACATCTAAATTCATACCGTGATTTTTTTAAAAGAACCTCACGAACTCCCAATAAAGGCCCAACACAATCACACCCTTGTTTAGTGCGGCCTTGGTGTTTCCAAGGAGTATTCAACCATGTTCTCGCCTCTGATATAACACTTTGTCTAGTGAGCATTTGGATACCATGTGATTTTGTCGCGGCCAGGAATAAAATCAAACCCGCGAAAATTTATTAAATTATCAAACCGGGTTTTGCACGTACTTTTTTTCTTATCACAGCCAGGAATTGCCTCAAAAGTATCTCCAACCTGAATCTCTTTTGGCATAGGCATGAAAAGAAGAAATCGGCCTTCTGGACCAGAAGAAATTGCACCAGACACACTATTTGAAGACAACGATTCCGTAAGAGTTAAATATGTAACCCCTTGGTAAACCGCTGGAAGAAGATTCGTGGTTAATTTCAAAACTGTGTACTCGCCCATGGGCGAGTAGTAGGCCTCACCAATAACGTATGTGCCATCATTTTGATATGTATCCGTAATCACGACAACACTATCGCGAAGTTGATCTGTTACCGGCTCTGCTCTATTAAAAAGACTTGGCTCCCAATCTTCCGGCATAGGCTCACCACTACTATTCACATATTCCGGGTAGTCTCCAGCACTCATCAGATTAAATGGATTTCCATTTACAATAAGTTGGTCATTGTACATCTTTTGAATATTAGCAATGTTTGTTTGAGGGTTGGGAGGAAATCCACTGTGCGTAGTAATTTCAACAAGCTCAACCTGACCATATTCACCCCCATAAAACACACTATCAGTAACTTGATATGTTCCATTATTACCGTCAGAATCAACAATTTCTACAGAATCGCCAGATAGTATATCACCAGATTGATCTCCCCCCACTCCTATTTTATTTTCATTAAGATTTACTGCAACTATAGGTATGTCACTTACAAAATGCTTGATCTCCATTGTCTGTCCTGCATTGTTTCCCGACAACCAAGTAATACTTCCATACCGAAAGTAATCTTCCTCAAATCCCACCAATCCCGAATCACGAAAAACACGTCTATCAGTCACTGCTGTTACTGTGCCTGAATACATCATTTCTGATAAATCAACACCACATCTACTATCACCTAAAACAGCATCGCATGTATTTAGAAATTGTCTACCAATCGTTTGTTGGAGTTTACATGTAAGCCCCCTTAACTCAATTTTCGCTTTTTCGTCGTCTTCCATTGTTACTGCGCCAAATCGCCCTTTAAGCAAAATGACCTTTCCCATGGATAGATTATTGTAATTTACTATGAAAATATCGCAGGAAGCATTGTCATATAAACCATAATTCAAATCATCAACTGATATTGTGTCTGAGTCCAACACCATTTCAATTTCAAGGTTGTCTGAATTCATATCAGTAGTGTGTTGTATTGCTGATGTTGAAACCATATTCAACGGTTTGTATAATTCTTCATCTATAAGTAAAGAGGAATCATGGTTGGTGAAGCAAAAAACATCCCCTCCTACAGAAACTATCTTCCAACAAATAGCCAGAGTCGTAGCTTCTTCACCTATATGTTCTTTAAACAAACTAGATATATTTCGTAGGGGCATTATTTCACCTCGATAACAGGTATTTCTATGGAACCTGACTTATAGTCTTGAAAATTAGCTGAAATAGTATCTGTATCAAACCGCGCTTCTATATCAAATTCAAATCCGCATGTTATAGCAGAGCCTACATTCGGAGCAGTGTCAAAAGCGACAGTACCCATTGAGTATTCTATGGACCACCCACTACTCTGTTCAACACCATCTATCGCGACACTCACTGAATTAAGAACGGGCTTTGTTATTTTTCGCGCTAATCTGGAATAACCACCGATACTATATACTTTATATAATTGAAAATTAGTTGTTTCCCCGTCACCCGCCCCTATCGGTTGATCTGTGGGTGTGGGAATAGTATCTATTTTGCATGATTTATAATCAGACCAATCTTTAAACCTAAATGAGTGTCCTTTACCTTGCACAACATGAAAAAAGGAAATTAAATCCTCCAGGTCTTTCATTCTGCGGACCCCATATGATACATCAAACTCAATTCGAGGATAATTCCAATTTATATTGCGTTTTTCCTTGCCTGACTTAATTACAATTATTGATGTATTATATACAGGTCCGCCCGACGATCCATAGCTAATATCTGTGGGAAATTGTACACTTAAAAATGACATGATTTATCCTCTAGCCATTGCATTATTCATTGATCTACCTAATTTGCGTTGCATTTGACGGAGAGATTCCTGTGCAATCTTTCCGTCAGGACCAGCCTGCACATTTATATGAAAATTCTGTTCAAAATTCTGTTCAATTATTCTTTTTTCTTGATTGGGATGTTGTATTTCAGCTTCCACACCCAAATTGTTATTAGACATACGTTTAAGCGGGAGTATGCCCTCATATCCCGCTTCTCCCATTAGCCCGGCACCCTTGGCAAAGGCAAACGTGGTTGGCTTCGATACAATGGAATTACTATAGGCGGATAAACTAGGACCAGCAGGAAATACATTTCCATGGGCATTAGAAACCCCAGAAAATGCTATGGTAGAAGCATTGCCAGATAAAGATGTCTGATTAGAATGCGATACCATATTCCCACCACCACCGAAAAAACTGCCAAACATACCAATTCCCATACCAATCAATCCACCAACATTATCTTCCCCAAAAGATCCACCGCCCATCAATACCTGTGACATAAGATATTTCGTAGTTATATTGGAGATAGATTTAATAATGGACTGTTCCAAATCCTTCCAACTAGCTTTACCTGTTGCAACGAAATCAGCAGTGGTATCGGCAATACCATTCAATGCATCTTTCATAATAGATTTAGTAGAATCAGCAACACTTTCCAGCCCATTATGAAAATCATCTAATGCTTCTTTGGAAGCATCCAACCAATTATCTGGCAAATCATTTTCTTTAAGTATTTCATTTCTTCTTGCCACATACCATTCATACAATTCCGCTTTATTTTCAACATTATCTTCAACTAATTCCAATGTTTTATTCAACTGATACAATTCAAAATCAGTTGCGGACATGGTTGCTTTAGCATGCATTTCCTTCCATTGTTCTTGAAATTCAATTTTCTTCTTGTATTCTTTTCGTATAGCATCTAAATCAACCCCTTGGTGTGCCGCTCGTTTTTCGGCCAAGTTTGGTATTGTAGCTGCATAATCGGCTGCTTCTTTTCGAAGTGCTGCATAATTGCCTGACTCACTATTTCCTAATACATAATTTTTCTTGTATTTATCTTGTAATTCCTTCTTTTTAATTTGAAACCATTCTTCTGCCGCTAATTCGTTGCGCAAATCTCTGGCTTTAACAACTTTCAATGCTTTTAATTCTTGCAATTCTTTTTCATATGTTTTGGTTCTCAATGCTTCTAATTCTTTATACGCGGCTCGCTGCGCCAATATTTGTTCCTTGGTCAATCCAGGGGAGGCTTTACCTGTTGCCAACGCATAATAAGATTGTTCAGCACCAATAATATTCTTGTGTTTTGCCTGATTACGATTTAACTCTGCACTGTGCTTTAATTTAGCTTGTAATTCTGCCTCGTATTCATCTTTCAATTTAGCTTGTATAGTAAGCAATTCCTTTTCATACTCATGCCGAGTGCCCGCATATTTTTCTCTTAAATACGCTCTTCTCTCGGCTGCACTCCTGTCCAAACCCAATTCAGTTTTCCTAGGAGCACTTGAAGCTCCGCGTATTGGATCATTATTATATTGGCTTCTTAAACTGGATGCTCTTTCTTCTGGATATATAGTGCTACCTGCTCTTTTGGGGGCTCCTCCTTGCCAATCTAATTCTCCCCGCAACACCCCCATAATATTTTGAATGTTTCTGGCAAAATCAGACCCCTCTTTACCCATTTGTTTCAGAGTGGGCAACATAAGATCATATTGCCCATTGAGCTTATCCATTGCTTGGTTAAGTGTTACGAGTAATGCCGTTACAACACCAACAGGAGTAGATCCTGTTAGAATACGCATAATAATACCAGCACCAGCACCAGAGGTGATCTCAGATGGGAAAGCACTATATACATCTGATAATCGTCCCAACACGCTGACAACACCACCCAAACCACTGGTCAAATCCTTTAGAAGTGGAATGAGTCTGCGGGAATCTTTTATCATTTGGCCCAAACCAACCCCAATATCCCTCAAACCACTTTGTAATGCAGGGGAATCCATGGTTTGTGCTAAAGACATAACACTATGAGATGCCTCACTTAAAAACCCAGACTTAGCGATATTATATCTTAATGTTTTCCAAGCCTCTGATAATTTATTACTAGCTTCGACAGCCTCGGACACTTCTCCCGAATATGTATCTTCTAATACACGAGCTAATTTAGGAAGCAAATCTTCGGCCATGATATTGCCCAATTCAAGCTGTTTGCTTAATTGAGGCATTGTCAGACCCATTGCTTCTGCCGCCATTCTAAAAGCACCCGGCAATCTTTCACCCAACTGCCCTCTCAATTCTTCCGATTGGACAGTCGCTTTTGAAATCATCTGCTGAACAGCATATAGAGCACCTTCAGTTTCATAAGCGGTCAAACCAAGACTAGCAGATGCCTTGGTTATTGCTCTAAATATGTCATGCACCCCTTTTCCTTCTAATGTGGTGCCTTTTGATGCCGCTGAAAGGGATTTGAATTGTTTAGCAATTACATAGAAATTCTGCCCCATTTCATCAGATACTTGTTTGACATACTTAAATTCATCTGCCGCCTTTTCCATTGTGCCAAAGATGGCTTTGTAGGAAATTTTAAGCATATCGACTTCTTTACCTACGTCGAATATGCTTTTCAGGGCTATTCCAGTCCCAATAATAGAAACAGCACTTCGGAGTGCTAAAGCATGACTTTTCATCTGCTTCATTGACTCCGAAGTGCTTTTTATATCTTTATTTATTCGTGTTGTTTGTCTATGAACAGTATTGCCCGTTTTATTCCAACTTCGGTCTGTTTTATCTAATTCTTTATCTACAGTCCTGGAATATTCTCGGACAATTTTTTCTGCTTTGTCCACAGATGCACGAAGTTCTTTTATATCCGCGCCTAATGTAGCGGTTAATTCTCCAATATTCATCTGCCACGCCCCTTCTTCTTATTACCATTCATTACACCAGCAACAGCCATCATAATGCTTTTCATATCCTCTGTTGTTTGTCTATGTTCTTTCTTTGGTTTGCGATTTAATACTGCCCAATCATTTACTTCGAATGGTACTTTGTTTTTGCGTTCCAATCCATTCGCTATTGCTACTGTGTATCTAGTATATGATTGTTGTGTATCCTCGTGCAAACTACCAAAAGGCTCCAACTTATAGTATTCAAACCATTCTTCAAGCTGTTGAGCGGTAAGTATTCTTAACAAAAAGTCAGGGTGTGGGATACCGAGGG